TTTAATTAAGTTGGCGAATTCCATTGTTAACTTACCACCTGCAAGTTTATGCGAGCCTCCACCGTTACAGAAAGTTCTAGCTAGTATACTAAGATCGATATCACAATGCATACAACGTCTAAATGATACAGTATTAGTCTTTATATTAACTACTATACCTATTTGAGCGTCATGCTTAGTCACCATATAGTTTGCGACTTCACTAATTGCATAATCAGCAAATATCGCAACTGCTTTGTAGTTTTTAATCATACCGATATGTACACCATCGTTAAATTGGTCTCTAAACTTACGTATAAACAACTTTATAGCATTCTTTTCCTGCACAGTGTATGGTTTAAATCCATTTTTGTAAGCCTCAATAAACTTATCAACTTTTGGTCTATTATATGTTGTATGAATCGCATTAAGTTTAAACGAATCTTTGTATTTAAGACCATAACTATCATAGTCATCAATATAATCGATAAGGTTGTTTTGTTCTTCAGTTAACTTTATATGTGATTTAAACTTATCCCTTAACAACCCAATACATGATGGTGCGCTCTCTACAATGGCTTTACTTTTTACATATCTACCTTTGATTTGTGCATGTGATAAATGATGATCGATAACTACAACATTTGATCTATCTATACTCGTTGCTTGATCTGCATTTAAACATAAATCAAGGACAAATATTTTATCATAGTGATCAAGTGAATGTTGTCGATTGTTGAATTCATTAACAACCATCGATTCTGTTGTCTCTATAACAACAAACTCGTTTAACTTAGCTCCATATAACCATTTAATAAATAGAGCTGAACCAGATCCATCTAAATCAGTATCTGTAAATACTAATACATTCACTAAGTCTATTTATATAGACTTTTCTATCTTGCAAGCGCCGCCAAAGCGTTAAGTGTATCGTCCTCAGCTTCTTCTAGATCTACATCATCTGCTTGTTCAATAGTCAAGGTAGAATAGTCAATTCTCATAGCTTGAGTAGTACCTCTCATACCATATCGATTCTTCATCATACCTAAACGAATAATACCTAACTCGCGATCTTCTTCATTCTGGTAAATTGACGCAATAACATCAGCAGTAGCAGCAAGTCCTATAGATTCAGAGATAGTAGCTAACTCAGGGTTGTCTTGATCGAAGCCACTACGGTTAAGTTGAGTAGCACTAATTATAGGACACTCAAACATATACGACATAGCCCGGACTTGCTCGGTTACGTTCTTTATTCGCTCATAAGAATTATTACCAACTGTAGAATGTAATAAGTTAAGATAATCTAAAACAATAGCGTCTAGTTTAATACCTTTCTCGTTAAACTTTTTAATAAACGCTTTAAGTTGGTTAGGGGTAATAGTAGCAGGGGGGAATTCCTTGATAAATACTTTACCATTTTCACGTGATATAGCATTCTTAATTGACGGTCCATTCTGACGCAATTCTTTCATCGGAATCTTAGTCGCGTTAGAACATATACGTTGAGCATATAAGAGCTCAGACATCTCTAACGTTACTAAAAGTACGTTCTTACCTTGTGAGGCTATGTTGTGAGCAATGTTGCCTAAGAAGATAGATTTACCGATGTTAGTTTCACCAGCAAATACATATAACGCTTTTCCGGATTCAAGGAATCCCCCACCTAAAGTATCATCGAGCCATTCCCACTTAGAGGGTATAAATGATTGCTCGGTATTTAAATCATCGATTAATATATCGATATCATCGTACATGTTAAAGCCTAGATCAGTTACTAAGCTTATACTGCATGACGATTCAAATTTTTGTAGTACATCTGATGTATCAACTAAACCTTTGGATACATCTTCTGCAACATTGAGCATAGTATGATAAACAGCCTTCTCTTTAAGAAACTGTTCTGTATTTTCATACAGCTCATCTTTATCTAAGTTCTTATCTAACTCACTAAAAGATTGTGCTAACTGTTTAAACGCTGCTTTCTGTTCATCAGTTACAAGATACGTTTTAATCTCAGTTACTGTTGGTAACTTATTACGCTTTTCGTTAAAGTCTTTAACAATCTCAAAGATACTAGCTATAGACTTATTTTTAAAGTATTCTGGTTTGACTATATCAGCGATCGACGCTAGATAGCCACTATCAGTTAAAGATTTATAGATGATAATATTTTCATACTCATCTAGATTTAATTTGCTCACATTAGTAGTATAACTAACTTTGCCATTTATTCAAGAACCATTTTTGACCTTTATTGAATTCTTCTGTAAAGCTTTGCAAACCAGGTGATGCGTGTGTAATGTGTATATCTCCAACACCTATTTTAACCTTATGCTTATTCGCAGCTAAACAGAAATCTAAATCATAAAAATGGAACTTTGCGGGACAATCTTCATCAAAACGCACCTTCTCAAAGACGCTTCTTTTCATGGCCATAAATACGCCATCAATAAGAGCTACGCGTTTAGGGTATGTACCAAATCCAGTCATAGATTTTTCCTTTTCATTACCATGAGCAACTGCACCATGTAAATTACCACTACCAAATCCACCACACATTAGATGCCATAAAGCTGGTTCTTGTAACTTGCAGTTATTACCACCTGCAACGCCTACCATGTCATATGTATCAAATAATTTCTCTAAACGATCCTCGATATCACTTTCAATAATAATATCGTCATGAGCTAGTACCATATACTCAAAGTCATTCTCTATAGCAAAGTCTATAGCCCTGTTATAGACTTTGGCAATTGCTTGAGTATTATTTTCTTTAAAGAAAAAACGAATAGGGTCAGTTTTGTACAATAACGTATCTTTTTTTGACCCTTTAGTTGCTGAAAAATAGAATGTCTTCATAAAAATAAAAATGGTGAACTAGCGTCAAATACACCTACTTTGTTCCACTTCTTAGTTCGTTTGTTAAGCCTCATTATAACACCTTCAGGTAATTCTTTATAACCTGTACCTGGGTTAGTTGAGTAATTACCCTTATTATCGTAATGTAGTATTGAACCGCAGCGCGCGATATACAATTCACCAGTATCTGTATCAATAATAGAAAGCGCGTATGTACCTTCAAGCTGATTTAGTGTATCCTTAATAATATTAACAGGATTCGGTTTAGTACCATCTTGAAGCTCGGTAAATAATTGTAACATGTTAACAATTACTGCTGTATCAACCTCATTTTCAATAAAATCGACATAACGTTCCCGCATTTCATGTGTATTAGTAAGTACCCCATTATGACTAACTGACCAAGATAACGATTCAAACGGATGTGATGTATCATAAGACCAATCACGCATTGCTGAAGTAGGTGCTTGCACGTGACCTGTAATATAAACACAGTCATCGCTATACTTGATACTATCCATGTTAGGACTACCCTCAAATTTAGCTACATATACATCATCTTCACCTATAGATACTATACTACTTGCAAAATTACCTCGTTCCTTGTTAGCATCATGCAAGACTTCGAACATAGTCTTGTTAAAAGATCCAAAAATAGCGCACATATACTAATTTACTCTACAATAAGCCTTTTGCAATTTTATCTGCTGATATCTCACGTAATCTTACAGTTAATTTTTTACTTTCTTCAATCTTACCATAATATAACCTATATTCACGAGGTATACGCCAGAAGAAGTCCATAATTTCTGGATTCCGCTCATCATAAGCGAAACAATAATGCGGATACTCAACACCATTAACATTAAACCATTTCTTACGAGGCTTTTTTGCCTTTTCAATACCTAACTTCTTTAAGATACCTCGTCCTAGACCTTTTACCTTGAATAAGTCGTTATTACTTTTAAATGGACGCATAGATACTATATTTTTAGCAGTCTTTTTACCTATACCAGGGATCTTACAGATCTGGTTATACGCCTTTTCATTAAAATCTTTATAATTTAGCTTCATTTTCGTACGTTTCTATATAAATATATTATATGAGTTCCTTTGATAAATTCAACAGTCTTTATGACAGAATATACAAGTTAGATGAAATGGCAGATAGCTTTAAGCGTACCGTAAAAGGTGCTGCTGGTGGTGAAGATGGTTTAAACATAATGCTTAAAGCTTATCGCAATGAGCGAACCGGAAAACCTGTAGGAGCTGTTTCAAGAGTTAAGAATCTAATAGTACTTAGAGCTCTTTATGATAAAGACTACATTAATGATGAACAATTTCAAGCTTTAGCTAAAAAAGCTACTTCATCTAATTATATTTCAAACACATTAAAGGAAATTAACCCTGAAGCTCATCGCAGGTTGTTTGGTAGTAAGCAAGAAAGTGATGAAATTATTAATCACATAAAGTTAAATGCTAAGGATATGCTTAACTTCGGTCTTACTAACTTACAAGGCAAAAACTACGTCGAAGCTCCAGTAGAGGATACACCAGATGATCCAGATGCTGAAGAATTAGAAGACGAAGTAACAGGAGAAGTGGTTGCTCTTGCCAAAGGTCTCACTTCAAAAGATTTAGAAGGAACTATATTAGACTTTGATGATGTAGATGTCACTCTACAAGGTTTAGATAATCAAGATGATATTACACGAAAGCTGCTTAGTGTTTTAAATGGTGCTGGTTATACAGCAGAAGCAACACCGGCCGGCTTTAATGTAGAAGCACCAATTGGATCGTTTGGTACTGAAGAGGATGTTCAGGACTTAATGACTGGTTTAATTTTAAAGTACTTTCCAGGTGTATCAGAAAGCGGTATTGGCGTTTTATTAAACACAACAGTTGAAGATGCGGAGAGCTTTAATGAGAAGCCTGATTTACCAGGTGAAATCGACCCAACACGTGATCCACGAACTGCAGGAGAAGAGATGAATAGAGATAGAGAAGAACAAGAATTAAAAGACGAAATGGATGATAGACTTCATACACCAGCAAGTGATGAAGAAGACAGTTTAGAGGCAAGAGTTCAAGCAGCTCTTAGCAGTGGAGGTATTGATAAAGCAAAAGACGCTAGAGATATTCAAAGAAATTCATATGCAGCGTTTGAGAATATCTTGAGTCCGGCGATTGAAACTGCCCGACAAGATCCAGATATGACTTATGCAGAGGTAAAAGGAATGATAGAAGCTGAACTAGGTCGTAAGTGTACAGAAGATGAGTGCAAAGATATTAAGCATGACCTTTACAATATGAATGGTGAAGAAGGTGATCAAGAAAGAGCTGAAGCTGTTTTAAATGCAGAAGATGCTGAAGGTAGTATTAAGCAAGAAGTACTTAATGCTTGTAAAGAGCATGCAGGTGAGTTTGCCCATAAAGCTGCAGGGATGGCTAAAGCATGCGAAGAAATGCATAAAGAGTATACACAGATGTATGAAGAGTATGGTGAAGATAGTGATCAAGAGAAAGCTGAAATTGCTCTATCTTTGCAAAAATATTATGAGACACAGTCTAAATTCGAAGCTCGTGAGGATTCTGAGCATATAGAAGATTATGAGACAGTGAATGTAACTGAAAGTTATAAAAACCAACAGTTCCGTTCTCAACATCTAGATGTAAATACTCATTCTACTAGTATGTACTTAACTGAGCAAACTAGTAAAGATAAGCGTAATAAAAAGCAATCTGTAAATACTGTTAGCTTCAAAGAGCGTTATAAGCCAAAGACAAGCCACCAACTTGATGAGTTAAGACGCTACGGGCTTTAATATACATAGGACAACATACATAAAAAAAGAGGCATCATATATGATGCCTCTTTTTATTGTTACTAGTAATTAGATCTTCTTACAGCCTTTAGCCATATAGACTTCATTCAGCTTATCCTGCTGTACATACTGGATAGGGTCCTGATACCCAGCATCAATAAAGCCTTTTACTCTCATACTAGATGAGGGTGTAGTAGCATCGGCTAAACCATCCTTACGATTAGAGTAACAAGTCCACGTCTTACTAAAGTCTACTCCAAGACGCACACCTTCCTCAACGATAGCCTCTTTACTCATAGTGAGTAACGGTGCTTCAATTTGAATACGATTTTCTCTATTAAGAGCAATTAGTGCATTCATCGAATCTACGAACTCAACACTACCATCCCAATAACCTGCTAATGAATCAACCTCAGCGGCCCCGTACCATACTGTATCAGCACCTTTAGACTCTGCATATGCGCAACCAATAGTATTAAACAATTGATTACGAAATGGTACATAACTTACCGGTTGAGCATCACCTGCCATCTTACTGATATCGGGATTATCAATATCTGTATTAGTAAGAGATGATGTAGGTGCTAGGTGTTGAATAAATCGAACATCAGCAGTATAGTGATCCACTGCTATATCCGGAAACTTACTTTTCATCGCATCAATCTGATGCTTTACACAGTCAAGCTCACGCACATGACGTTGACCATAGTTATAAGATATAAGGTGAATTTCCTTAAATCCCCTATCAGCAGCCATATGCAATAGCACTACACTATCCATACCACCGCTTATTGATAATACTAATTTTTTACTCATTTATAATACTAGTCGTCATCTGAAATAAGGTCTGATAACGGCTTTGGTTTAGGTTTTGCTTCTTCAACTTCATCTGGCAGTTCTTCTTCCTCTTCATTAGAGTAAGACCACGCCTTACCAATACGTTCTTCTACTACTGGTAGAATAGTATTTTCCCAAAGTTCCTTATCCTTACGCCAGTTCTTATAATACCCCAACTTCTTACCATCTGGTAGCTGGTATGTTGCACCTGTACTAATAACAGCACCAACACCAACAGCTAGATCGATCATACCGAAGTATCTATCTAGTCCAGATGCAAATGATAGATACATTTCACCTTCTAGGTACTGTTTAATGAATCGATTCTTACGAGTAAGAGCTCTAATAATGATACCTGCATAGTTTTTCTGAGCTACTGCAGTTTCACCATCCATAGTCTTACCACCGTCTGACTTAACCGGCTTTCGCGCTAGTTGAATTGTAACTGATGGTAGATATACACATGATTTACCACCTGGCATGTTCTTTTCAATAGAAGGAAACAACGCTGCTGGGTTATCATAAACGTGATTAGTACAAAGAATAGTAGTCTGAGTAACTGCCCCTAAATTAGTACAAGTCTGCATTAATGACTTCATAGCACGAGCATTTGTACCCATATCTGTTGATGTACTATCCTTACCCATACGGGCTAGAGATAGCTCTGATTGTAAATTACCAAGTGAATCGATAGCTATAATAAACTTACCTTCAAGTCCTTTCTCTTTTACCGAGGTAAGGAACTTATACAGCGCATTACGTGTTTGTTCGATACTAATACAAGGTACATACTTAACATTACTAACATCAAGACCGAGTCGTTCAGCTCCTTCAGGGTCGATAGCGTTTTCAGTATCGAATATAACAGGAATTAACCCTTCTTTCTGAGCAGCTGCTAGTATTTTCATTACGAATAACGACTTACCAGTCATTGATTCACCAGCTAACATAGTAACTCGACCTTTTGGTATACCACCATGAATCGAGCCTGAGACAATTGCATTGAGAACATATGAACCAGTATCGATCCAACCACCGACCCGGCTTAATGTACTATCAGATAGATAGGTTGCAAACGGATTAACGCTATCGATATCATCGAGAGCTTTTTTAACGTCTTTTTCCATAAATTTATTATATCATAAGATAACAAAACCTCCAGAGAATATTCCCTGAAGGTTTAGGTCAATATAATTTATTTTACTCGTCAAATAGTTTAATTACTTCCGGTTCTGCAGCTGCATCAGGTTGCGTTACTGGTGGTTGTGGATTATTAATGTTATTATACTGCTGAATAATACGATCATCGAGTTCAACATCAGATTGTACGATAGATGATTTAGTAAACGTCCAATTGTTCTTTTCTTTATCTGTTAAGAACTCCATAAAGATATATGGAAACGATTGAACCTGTAGTTGACCATTTTCTGGGTTAGGTTGTGTATGGATAATAACCGGGTTATTAAGAGTAACTGTGGTGTCTGTCTCTTCAACCGACTTACCGACAACTGTCCTACCAATATGATCGTTAATTGTAATAATATCTGACATACCTATATATTAGCTGAGGTTTTTCGGTTTTCAACTATTGTTTTTTAATTTTTTTGAACTAATTAACGTATATGAGCCCTTATAAAGGTAAGACAGTGTTTGTTCAAATAGCAGCGTATAGAGATAAGGAACTTTTACCTACTCTTAAGGATATGTTAGACAAGGCTGACGAGCCTAATACTTTACATATTTGTATTGCTTGGCAACATAGCAAACAAGATGAATGGGATCAGCTAGATGAATATTTACTTGATGATAGGTTTACTATAATTGATTTAGACGCTGCAAAATCTAAAGGGGCTTGCTGGGCACGTAACTTAATACAACAAAAATATAAAAAAGAAGATTTTACTTTACAGTTAGACTCACATACCAGGTTTGTAAAAGGTTGGGATACTATTCTTAAGAATACATTTTACTCTTTACAATTATCTGGTGTTGTGAAGCCTTTACTTACTGGATACTTACCATCTTATGATCCCGAGACAGAAGAAAAGCTTGACGAGCCGTGGAGATTGAGGTATCAACGCTTTGCACCAGAAGGACCACTACACACTATACCGGAAACTATACCTGATTGGAAAGATCATACTGGACCGGTACGTGCAAGATTTTATTCTGCTCACTTCTGCTTTACTTTAGGTAAGTTTTCAAAGGAAGTACAGCATGACCCTAAATTATATTTTCATGGTGAGGAAATAACTATCGGTGTTAGAGCCTTTACTCATGGTTATGATTTATTTCACATGCATATACCTATTATGTGGCACCATTACCACAGAAGCGGTAGTTCAAAACATTGGGATGATCATAAACAGTGGGTAAAGCTAAACAAAAAGTCATATGCGCGGGTACGTAAGCTGTTGGGTGTTAACGATGAGAGGTTTCAACCTAATGAAATTGGTATATATGGTTTAGGTAAAGTAAGATCCTTAGATGACTATGAAAAATATGCCGGGGTACGTTTTAGAGATAGGGGAGTTCAGCAATACACGCATGATAATTTTTACCCACCCAACCCTATACTTAAAAAAGGTTATGATGAATCTTTCTTGAACATGTTTAAGTTTTGTGTTGATGTAAATAAAAGTAGTCTCGATGGTGAAAGAGATTTTGTGTTTTGGGCGCTAGCGTTTGAGGATAAAGATGGTAATGAAATGTATAGAAAAGACGTAACTGATACAGAAATTAAAAATTCATATAATAGTGAGACTAACGCTTATCAAATTTGGCGTGAATTTACTACAAAAGAGTTACCCTATAAATGGATTGTATGGCCACAGTCTAAAAAGAAAGGTTGGTTAGATAGGATAGAGGGAATTATTAACAATGAATAAAAGAACGATTTTACTTCACCTACCTGCCTATAGAGATCCAGAGTTAATACCAACAATAAAGAATGCTTTAGACAATGCAGAGTTTCCGGAGAGAATACACTTCGGTATTTGCTTACAATATAATCCAGATGACGGTTTTGATGATTTATCTGAATATGAAAATGATAAGCGCTTTAAGATAGAAAAAATACACTATACAAAAGCTAAAGGTCTGCCATATGCACGAGCTTTAATAAATGATAAACTACTTACCGATGAGGATTATGTTTGTCAATTAGACTCTCATCATAGATTTACAAAAAACTGGGACAGTACTTTAATTTCTTGGCATGATGATTTGATCAACGATGGTTATAATCCAATTATAGGTGGTTATTCACCTATGTATAACCCTTATAATGATCCAGAAGAACGAGTAAAGGAACCTTGGATGTCGTTGGCAGGTTGCTTCTACCCTTTTGGAACTATCTTTATTAGACCTGGTGGTATACCAAATTGGAGGGATCTCAAATCACCTATACCTGCAAGATTCTTAAGCGGTCATTTTGCTTTCGGAACTAATAAATGGGCTAAAGAAGTTAAACACGATCCAAATATTTTCTTTGCAGGAGAAGAACTTAATCTTTCAGTTAGATCCTACACACACGGGTATGATCTATTTCACCCACATAAAGTAGTTATATGGCATGCTACTATGAGAGAGGAGCGAAGTGGTATGCTAGTTTGGGATGATCAACACAAAAGAGGTGATGATCAATGGTGGAAGGGTAATGATATAGCACGTTCGAGAATAAGGCAGTTGTTAGGAGTAGAAGATAATGGGCACGATTTAGGTGATTACGATCTTGGTACAGTAAGAACACTTCACGACTATGAAGCTTACTCGGGTATAAATTTTAAAAATCATGCATTTCAACAGCATACTGTTGACAACAAACTTCCACCTAACCCTACAGATAGTCCTTGGAAAAATTCTTATTACCATTTAGTAAATATAACTCCTGATATGCTAACTGGTAGGGATTACGAGCATATATTAGTTTCTTTTGATGATATAGAAGGTAAAGGTATACATCAAACATATATTACCGATGATAGATTAGTACAATTTTTACAAGGTAGTACTATTCATTATGAAGAGATGTTTTTAGCGGACAAAAATCCATTCAAGGTTGTCTACTGGGGATTTTCTAAGGAGCGAGGTTGGGCAGAAAGAGTAGAATTTAAACTAAATTAATATGCAAAATATTATTATTACATTAACAACTATACCTACTAGGTTAGTTAGCGAGCATAGCTATGATATGAAATATTGTATTGAGTCATTACTAAATCAATCATATAGTGGTGATTATGAGATACATATCAACATACCTCATGTTTATAACAGAACTGGTGAAGAATATATTATACCTGAGTGGTTAAATTTAATTACAGACCCCAAGATAAAAATTTATAGAACCGAAGATTATGGATCAATTACTAAATTAATACCCACTTTAAACCGTATTGATAGGAAAGATGATGTAGTTGTTATAGTAGTAGATGATGATATTGTGTATCATGAAAATTTAATAAAAGAACATGTTAAAAATAGAGAAGACTGGCCTGAATACGCGGTTGGTTATGATGGAATACGTGCTAGAAACATTGATGGTACAAGGTCTGATTTCTTTAAAGATACGCGAGATCATTATTGTACTGCAACAGGTAGAAATACATTAGTGGATATATTACAACATTATAAATCGGTTTCTTACAAAAGGAGCTTTTTCGGTGAGGATTTTTATAAGTTTGTAGATACTTACGGGACGTGGTGTGATGATACTACTGTTTCAGCTTACTTAGCAAAAAACAAAATCGGTAGATTATGCACGTTTCACCCGGATGATAAAGTTTATGATTCATTTGATGAGCATTTGCAGAACCTAAGAGGTACATTTCCAGCTATTAGAGATACTGATCATAATAGTTTAGAAGGGTGTAACTTAACTCGAACAGATGATAATACTCTATTTAAAGATAAGGATTTATATCTGTACCAACAATTTTTAGATATTTCATATTTAAATCAAACCTGGTCAATATAATGATAATAAACTATAAAATAAATTAAATGAAAAATTGGGATTTAGTAACTAGCGCGTTAAATTATATTAACAGTAGCCGTAAGGATGTAAAGGTGGTGCAGATAGGAGCCATGGATGGTTTCAGTTTTGACGATATTCGTGGTCATTTAGAAAAATTTAAGTGGGATGAAATTTTAGTAGAACCTATACCAGATATATTTGAACAATTAAAAAGTAATTTATCGCATAGAACAAACTGCACATTTGAAAATAGTGCTATAACTACTACCGATAAAACAGTAAAAATGATTACTGTTGAAAAGAAAGTTGTAGATGATAACAACTTACATCCAGGTTATCAAGGTATGAGCGCGTTATACCCTTTAAAGAATGGATTCGGTACTGATTTTGAAAGAGATATATATGTTAGAGATAATTTAGCTACTGAAGTAAATGTCAATGGTATTACATTTAAAACTTTAGTTAAAAAATATAACATTAAAAATATAGATATTTTAATTTGTGATGCGGAAGGGTATGATTGGACTATCTTTAATCAACTAGATTTAGATATTTTTACCCCACTGTTTATACGATTAGAGTATTGTAATCTTACTGAAGAAGAAAAAAAAATAACAACAGATAAATTAGATAGGTATGGTTATGTTTATGAATTAGGTCAAGATATAACTGCAGTAAAAAAAGAAATACATTCAATAATATATAATGAAGTGCTTGATTTAAATAGTAACCAAACAATAGTAACCGGGTTATGGAATATTAATAGACCGGGTAGAGATTTTAATCATTATATTGAAGCGTTTAAACGGTTTCTAGATATACCTCAAAATTTATTTATTTACATCCCTAAAGAGTATGAATATTTGGTATGGGAAAAGAGATCTCATGATAATACCTTTGTACGTCTTTATGAACTTGAAGATATCAAAAAATTATATGAACCTTTTTGGGATAGAACACAGAAAATAAGACAGAGTGGTGAGTGGTTAGATCAAGTTGGTTGGTTGAAGGATTCACCGCAAGCAGTTTTAGAAATGTATAATCCTATTGTACAATCTAAAATGTTTATGCTTAATGATGCTTCTATTATGAATCCGTTTGATACAGAGTATCACTTCTGGGTTGACGCAGGTATAACAAATACCGTTCCACATGGAGATGTAGCAGAAGATAATTTATTAGATAAATTGCACGAGTATAGCGAACCTTTTCTGTTTTTAAGTTATCCATATCTAGCGGACAAAGAGATACATGGGTTTAATTATCAAGCTATGAATAGAATAGCTGAGAATGAGGTTAAATATGTATGTAGAGGTGGAATATTTGGTGGTAAGAAACTAGCTATTAATAACGCTAATGCAACATATTACTCACTACTTGACCATACACTAACACAAGACTTAATGGGTACAGAAGAAAGTGTATTTACATTAATGTCATATATGGAGCCTAATGTGTATAGGCGATATGAACTTGATGAAAATGGTCTTATTGTAAAATTTACACAAGCTATAAAAGAAAATAATGTAACATTAAGTAAAGCCTCTGCACCTATAGTACAACAAGTTGATGAAGTAAACTATAAAGAAATAAAAACTAACCTTTACATGTTGACGTTTAATTTTCCAGAACAAGTTCTTCATACTATAGAGTCAATGAAAAAAACTCCGGAGTGGTTGACTGTTCCTAGTTTATTTTTACTAGACAATTCTACCGATAATACTGCTAAAATTAAAAATCAAGAAATAGCAAAAGAATATAACTTTACCTATATTGATCTAGGTGGTAATACTGGTATATGCGGTGGTCGACAAGCCGCGGCAGATCATTTTGATAAATCAGATGCAGACTTTATGTTTTTCTTCGAGGATGATATGACGTCTAACCCACCAGAACTAGAAGGTCAATTTTGTAGAAATGGGTTTAGAAAATATATACCTAATCTTTACAACACAGTACACAAAATAATGTTAGAAAAAGATTTTGACTTTTTAAAGCTCTCTTTTACAGAAGTTTACTTTGATAACGACAAGCAATGTTCCTGGTATAATGTTCCACAAAATATACGTACAAGAGATTGGCCTGATTACGATAAACTACCTATAACTGGTCTTGATCCTAATTGCCCAAGAACTAAATTTAATCATATATACACTAAAGATGATTTATCATATGTAAGCGGGGAAATTTATTACGCTAACTGGCCGATGATCGTAAGTAAAGAAGGTAATAGAAAAATGTTTATTGATACTAAATGGGCTCATCCATTTGAACAAACTTGGATGTCACATATATACCAGCTTACAAAAGAAGAAAAAATAAGACCAGCAATATTGCTGGCCTCACCTATCTGGCATGATCGCATAAAGCATTATCAGCCAGAAGAAAGAAGAGAAAACTAAATTGTGAAAATTAATTGCTACTACGAATTTGTTAATAGTGACTGGAATGTATCTATATATTTTGAATCAATATTTAATGCATTGAGACAACACTATACTGAGTTTACTATAGAAAAAGTAAGCACTGAATCACTACGTGCTAACAGTACTAGTCACTGCAGTAAATTTGAACATCATCATATGATAATTGAAAATGTTAAGTCTAAAAAGTATTTTTTAATAACCTACTGTGATAAAATGAGCTGTATATCTGAATATAACGGGTGGGATCTAAAAAATTGTGTTGAGATATTTTCAAGTGCAGGAATGCATGACAATGATGTGTATTATAACCCATTAAATATTAATAACTATACCCCGTTTTCGTATTTAACTTCAAGATTAGATGTTGATGAAACATGTAATAAATTAAGTATGTTTGTAAATCAGGAAAGGGTAATGCCTAACAAGCCGATGTTTAGAGGAAAACTTTATTTATTTAGAGAATATTTAAAACAAGATGAAAGATTTGATATTTTAAGTACTGATGATGACGGTGGGTATTTACCTGTTTTTGATTATATAAGACATTTAAACAAATACGCAATTAATATGAGTTTAAATGGAGCTGGTGAAATTTGCTACAGAGATATGGAAATAATGAGATTAGGTACTGCATTATTTAGACCTAAGTTAGTTACTAGATTTAATGAACCACTTATTCCTAACTATCATTATATTTCTGTTGATTATGATTCAATAAAAGATGAATTAGATTGTGAGTCTTTTTATAAGTTAAAAAGTGATTTAATGATTCAACGGTGGAATGAGGTGATAAAGGATAGAGACTACATTGATGAAGTGAGTAGAAATGGAAAGGAATGGTTCGAAAGAAACGGTACAAAAGAAAAACATGCAGAACTAGCATTAAAATTGTTAAATTTTGATAAATTAAAATGAACAGCATAAGTGTACATATATATAACAGCTTACTAAAGAAGAAAAAATAAGACCAGCAATATTGCTGGCCTCACCTATCTGGCACGATCGTATAAAATATTACCAACCAGAAGAAAGAAGAGAAAACTAAATAATAATCTTTTTAGCTAATTCTTCACACTCTTTAATAGCCTCTTGAGCATGCTTAGACAAGTATGTTGACTTATCGGAAGCGTGTATAAGCGTTTCTCTATATGTAAGAAGAATACGTCGAGCAGCTTCGATAACAGGTGAATTAATCTCACCGTCACCTGGATCACCACCTTCAGCAACTCGCTTAATGATCTTTAAAATTTCTGCTGTGCCACGGGCGCGTCCTCGCCAATATGCTGGGTGAGCTTTGTTGGTACCATCATCATCTGGTCTATCTAGGTAACT